GTTGAAGGTTTTTCGAACGCATGTTCGAACCCCCCTACCCTCTGAGCTAGTTCGAGCCGAAGAAGATCGCGATGAGCGTGCCTGCTTCTGGATCAACCATGTCGTCAATACTTTTGCTCGGCTCAGCCTGGCAGTCGCCGTCATCCCATGCCTTCAGTCCCATGAGTTCTTGAGCCAGCCCTCAGCTGTGGCTTCCTTGGGGTGAGTCGTGATCCATGAGTGGCAAGGTCGACAGAGCGCGACAAGGTTCTCGATGTCAGTGATGGAGCCACCGCGTGCTCTGCTCTTCAGCTCATGCACATCGGTAGAGCGCGCCTGTGTACAGCGCTCGCAGACAGGTCGACCCTCGAGGATGGCGATGACCAGTGGGATGCGCTCGTTCTTGTAGAGCTGGGAGCGCTTGTTGGATCGGTGCTTGATTGCCATGGCCTAAGAGTCGAAGCGTGGTCACAGCAAAGACAGAGACCCTGCCACCAGTTAAGGAAGCAGGGTCTCGCGGTCAGCCACCGAAGCGACTGAGGATGTGGTCTAAGGGTAGCGGTGTCGGTCTAGTACCAGCCTGTGCCGCGATGGTCGCGTGCCTGCCACTTGGCCCATGCTTTGCAGGGTGTGTCGTAGCGGTGCTTGATGTACTTGAGGCCGTACCGAATCTGGACGCGTGGATCAATGGAGCGCTCGCCTAATCGCTGAGCTATACCGAAGGCGTAGAGCTTCTTTCCCTTCTGATACACGGGAATAGTGTTGCGTGCTTTGTGTCGCCAGTTTGATTCCTTCGTCCAGAGTGAGCGTAAGCAGACGTATTCGCGAGGGCTGTATCCCTCGGACTTCAGAAGGGTCTTGGCGTACGCCTTGCTCATCAATGGCGTGAAGGACTGGCTGATCTGTACTGACTGGCTGAGCACTGGCGCTGAAGCTGCCTGTGCTGGTGTGATGGCGATGCCTGCGCCCAGCATGATGCTGAGCACGATCTTGCGGTTCATAGCTTCTCCGTTCGGTGGTGGGGGGTTCCCTGCCGAGGTAGATAGTGCTCGAGGTAGGCGCACGTGCTACGCCTACCTCGAGACATCTCTAGGGTTCCTTGCCTGTCTCGCTATCCGCCTGTCTTGTAGAAGCCCTTGGCCCTGAAGTGGACTGGAGCCGCCACGATCTGACGGTTGCTCCAGACGCCACAGGAGGGGCATAGAGCCTGCTCTGGGGCTGTACCCATGGGATAAGACAGGTCGAAGGCTTCGTGCTCTGGACAGGCGTACTGGTAGAGCGCCATCAGGAGTCACCACGCTTGGAGTTCGAGGGGTGACGCTGCTTGGTCTGCTGACGCAGGACGCGTTCCTCGATGGTGTAGATCGCCCAGAGGATTCCTGCAGCGATGACGATGGCAACTGCCATGAGGATTGGCGACGTGAGGTTCATTTTTGACCCCTCGCAATCGCGTGTAGATCACTGAGGCGAACCGCCAAGATGTCTTCGAGATCGATTGCCAGAGCGTCTTCAGGAACGCCCATAGCAAGAGCCATCGCATATGGACTTTGCGTGGTCTTGAGCACTCGTTCTGCTCTCTTGAGCTCGAGGTATGCCGAGAGTCGTCTAATCATTCACGCCCCTCGCAATCTCAGCTGACGTGAAGACAGCGTGAGCGAAGCCAGTGTTGAAGGGTGTCTCAGCGATGTCGGCTGCTTGAGCCTCAATCTCTTTCGCGATCTGTTCGCGGAGCTCTGCCAGGTGGATGTCGAGTGTCTTCTCCATCTAGCCACGCTCCTTGAGTGCCTGGATGAGCGCTTCGTTCTGCTTCTTGCTTGAGCGCTTCCATGAGCGAAAGAGGCCAGCAGGCCAGAAGACGATCCAGAGAGTGACGCGTCCAGCGAACTTGGTGATCCTCCATAAAAGTGCAGCGACCCAGAGAGTCGTTTTCCATGTGTACTGGACTGATGCGACGGTGAGCTTGACGGTGAGTCGAGCTGATGCGGTTGCGTAGTGCTTGAGTGTCTCGGTCATTAGAACGGCACTCCGTCACTCTGAATCGGTGAAGCCCATGGGTCGTCCTCGACGATTGCGCCACTCATCGGTGTGCGTGTGGTGCGTGTGACCTTGGCTGATGCGCGAGACAGGTCGATACCGACTGCGTCTGCGTCCACATCGAAGTAGGTCTGCTTGGTGCCATCTGGTTGGTCGACGGTGCGAGACTTCAAGCGACCAGTGACGATCACTGCTGTTCCCTTGGCTACAGACTCAGCGATGTTCTCTGCTGTCTGACGCCATGCTGTGACCTTGAGGAAGGTCGTGTCTCCATCGACCCAGTTGCCTTGGTCGTCCTTCTTGCGCTCGCTTGCCGCCATGCGGAAGGTTGCATAAGCCACGCTGCTGTTGGTGAAGCGGAGCTCTGGATCAGCGACGACGTTGCCGATGATTGTGATGTTTGGGAGTGCCATGTTGCTTCTCTTCTCTGTTACTCAGGCAGCGCCTTGTGCGCTGCTCTGCTTTCGTGCTCGTGCGCGACGCTTTGCTTGCGCCGCTGGTGTTTCTGATGGTTCCTTGATCATGTCGAGAGACACCACGACTCTGCGTGTGATGCCTCTCTTCCTCGCGAGCACGTTTCGGTCTTGCTCGCTAGTTCCTCCCCAGATGCCACGTATCTCGAAGTGCAGTGCGTATTCGGCACATGGCTTCTTGAAGGGACACTCAGCGCAGATTGCTTTCGCGACCTTGCTGATGGTGTTGTCTCCGCGTTCTGGAAAGAAGAGTTCTGGATCGACTTGAGCACACAGCTGTGAGCCGTCGAAGTTCGGTAGCTTCATGAGGGAGTCCGTTTCTAAGCGCAGAGTGCGCAGAGGTCAGAGCCGAATGTCCAGGCTCCGCATCCACCGCACTTGGCTAGTAGTTCGTCTTGTTCGATGAGTTGCTCGTTGCGAGCCGGTGCTTCTTCGTCGATGAGGTCGACTGGAAGCTTTGAGAAGTCCTTGATGGAGACGTTCAGTGTGATGTCTCGACCGTGTTGGTACACGCGTCCGCCGACTACGCCGTCATAGGAGTTGCGCTGTGGCTGGATGACGTCGGTGCATAGATCGCGGACAGGACATCGCTGGCACATGCGCAAGGCCACGCTGGAGAACTCATGCTGTATGGCATCGAAGTACTTCGGATCGCTGTCTCGGCATGTTGCTTCTGCATAGAGGCGCTCGAGCTTGACTCTGTGATTCATGAGGCGACCTCGATTGAGATGCGCGCACCGAGCTCTTCGCCGTAGACCTTGGATGCTTCGACCTTGACGACCTGTGAGTCGTCGCCCCAGATAGTGCCGGCATCACCGATGCCATCAAGTGTGGAGCGGATGAGCTTGTCGATGTCTGGCTTCTTGACGTGATCGACGAAGCGCTTAGGTAGCGACTTAGGACGCGGAAGCGTGAAGTCGATAGTGATGGTCACAGCAGCCGCCGTCATTTCCCAGCCTGTTTGCTTTGATGCTTGTCGTGCTGTCCAGGCGACGGCGCTGCGCCATGGCTTTACCTTATCGCTACTCTCTACGAGAACTGCTTTTGTGCCACGCACGAATGCCTTCTTGGAACCCTGTGGTGCAGGAAGACCAACCACGTCGATGATTAGTCGTTCCATGGACCCATGTTCCAATCGGTCGTGTCGTCAAGATGATCGAGTGCAATCTCTTCTCTGGCTTCCTTCTCTGCTCGCATGTAGCCGCCGACCATTCCAATCACCATGCCGGCAAGGAAGCCGACGCCGTATCCGATGAGCGCCCAGAGCGCGAGCCATGCTGCCTTCGCAATCATGCGAGAAGTGCCTTGCGCTCGAGGTAGATGGCCTTCAGCTGGTTGCGCTTGTCTTCAGGGAGTTCGAATGTCGCTGCGTGCTTCGCTGCAGTGTCGAGTCCGTCGATGTCTGGTGCATGGTTCATCGCACCGAGCAGTCCGTTCCAGATGGTGTCGCTGAGTGCTGCCTTCGCAACAGGTGCTGGAGCCGCGCTGCGCTCGTATGACTCAGCATCTGGATCGATGTCGTCAGTCGGTAGAGCTAGTGCCTGAAGAAGTGCGGTACGGAACGCGACGCTCATCGCCTTGGGTGTCGCCTTGTCTCCGATGTCCATGGCTTCACCCATGACGACAGAATCGAGGTAGTCACCAGCAGGGCCAGTGAAGCGGTAGCGCACCTTGATGGTGACGTGTCCCATGGCCTTGCCGCCACTTGATGTGACGGTGCCGTAGTTGAAGTCTTCGACATGAGGCATCACGACGACGTTGTGAGCGCGAAGTGCTGGCCCAACTGCGTTGACGACTGCATCGATGCCTCGGAAGTTGAAGCGCTGTGATTCGTTGCGATCCTTCTTGGCGACTTCGCGGACGTCAGCCATGACGAGGGCGAGTGCTGCCTGAATGGTTGTTGCTTGGGTCATTTCGTATCTCTCTTCATAATCTCGTTGACAAGTTGGGTGCAGTCGCAGAACTTGAGACCCCACAGTCGTGGTGTGTCATAGCCCTTCGCTCTGCCTTCGTAGAACTGCTTGATGAGCCACGTGTCCAGAGCTGCGATAGCGATGGCTGCGTACTCATCGAGTCCTGGTGTGAGGTCTTCTTTCATTGACTCTTCGTGGCGGGCGAGCATCGCTTGGCGCACGATCTCGATACGTGGGTCAATCACTCAGCGCCTGGCAGTGCGAGTGGCTGACTGATGTCGAGTTGAAGGCTTCCTGAGCGGAGTGCATCGAGCACCTTCTCTCGGCCTTCGCTCTCGAAGCGTGTGGAGACATAAGCGCTTCCGCGTGCCGTCTTCATGCCTGGCACAAGTTCGCCGGTCTCGAAGTGGATCACGTCTTCACCGTTGAGTAAGAACTTCTTCAAGATGGCTTCTTTGAAAGATGAGCGGACTGTCTTAGTCGTGACGACTTCGTGTGGGTAGTTCTCTTCGACCCATGCAAGGAAGTCGGCTTCGTTGCCGACGATGGCCTTGAGCTGTGGGGATACGAGAGAGACCTTGGCGATGCGCTCGTCGTTGAGCTCTGCTCTGGTTGCGTCTGCTCCAGCTTCATCGAGTGCGTCGCGAACAGCTGCGCGGAGTGCGTCCTTGCGCTCCTTGACTGCGTCTTCGACGACGGTCAGGACAGCGAGTTGAGTTGCTAGATCGCGAAGGCTCACTTGTTGAGTCCTTCCCAGATGCCGTCGTACTTGCTGAGGATCAACTCGAGCTCTGAGTCACTGCTGATGTGAGTGGTCTCGCGCTTGATGGTGCGACGGACGTTTGACTGAAGTTGGTCGTACTTCTCTTCGAGGGTCTGTGACTTCCAGATGAAGTGACAGAGCGTTCCGAGCAGTGCAAAGAAGAACCAGACTGGGATGGCTTCTGTTGGTTGGGTGAAAAAGTTGATGATGCTGTTCATGCTTGTGCTTCCTTTACAGAGGGAGTGATGTAGTCGAGGTCGTCAGCGAGGATTCTGCCCTCGACAGGTGACAATTTGATCGCTGAGTGAGTGATGCCGGCCTTCGCCTCAAGCTTCATGAGGGGATAGGTGGCGCGCTGACCGCTCTTAACGGCACCAGCGATCTGAAGCATCATCAGAGCGACGTCGTCGTCCTCTGATAGTGCGAGGCATAGAGACTCGATGAGAGACCAGCGCATCTCGTTGGAGATAGGCAAGAGGATGTCGTTGCCGACGATGCGTGGCTCGATCATGCTGCGACACGCTCCTTGAGTGCGAGTGAGATTAGTGATGCAGGCAAGAGGACTGGAGCCATCTCGTTGATGACGGTGTACTTCTTGCCGTTCGGATGGATTGAGTTCGCAGCTACGACGTAGCCACGGTGCTTGATGTCGATGCCCTTGTTCAGCTGACCCTTGAAGCGCATGTCCATCGGAGCGCGGTAGTAGAGATGGAGTCCGTCGCCTGTCTGGACGGTGTAGGTGTCGACCATCTCTGGCAAGCGCTGTCCACCGTTGCGGAAGTCGACGTCGAGGACGATGAGATCAGACATGGCACATGAGACGCCGATGTTGATGTTGCGGTCGTACTCGAACCACTTCTCGATCTGTGAGATGTCAGTGGTCGCAGATAGGTGTGCTGCCTTGATGAGATCGAAGTGTGGTTCTTTGCTATTAGGAAGCAGTGGCATGACAGCCCAGCCTTGCTTCGCGTATGAGATTGCTTGCGCCTTCAATGTCTCCATGGGGGGAGCTTCTTTCTTGTAGTAGGGGGGTCTTACATGTCAGAAGGTACGCGCCTGATGCCTTGCAGCGCAAGGACATCCGACGCATAACTTGGTAACGTTTTGATAACGATTTACGCCTTCTTGAGCTTGGCTGAGTACGCCTTGACAGCGTCCTTGGTGCCGTGAATCTCGAAGTGCATCGGGTCTGGTCGGCTGTCCTGCCACTCGTAGCCCCACGTGATGAACTTCAGCCCTGCGACGAGCTCGCGAGTCTTGTTGATAGGGAACGTCGTCCGCTTTGATCCGAGGACGTTCTCAGTCGCGTCGAGGTCGATTGCTAGACCCCACGCGTGGTACGACTTGCTTCCTGGGTAGCCTCTGATGTCGCGGTTTGCATAGCCCCAGTCATCGAACTTCGCTGGCAGCTTTGCGCCGAGAGCATCGATGCCCTTGCAGAGTTCGGTGAAGATCGGAGCAGCTGCGCGATGTACGCGAAGGCTCATTCCCTTGACTGGCTTGATGGTGATGATGTGCTTGCTGACGAAGTCAGCGTCGTCTGGGTTTCCCCATCCGAGTCGTTGCATCTCGATGACGCTTGGCATGTTGGTTCTCCTTCTTAGGTTGGGTTGGACTTTGAGAGTTGGGTCACGGCTTCCGACGACGTCGGTCAGCAGTGGTCTTAGATAGGTGGCAAGGACGGCAGAGCATGATCAGGTTCGTCCTGTCATTGGTTCCGCCATCTCGAAGCGCCACGATGTGATCGCACTCGAGAGGCATGTCTCCACGTCCACAGCGTTCGCACTGACCGCCAGCACGTGTCTTGGCGGCTTGACGGTTGCGGTGGTAGTTCGGATCGCGGTAAGCAGCTCTGAACGGTTGAGCCTTCAAGCGGTTCGCTTCATTCGTTGGCTCATGCTCATCGCAGTAGCCGTTCGATGAAGGACGACCGCACGTCACACAAGCGGTCTGGAGTCGGTTCTTCTGGTTCTCATGCTCAGGGCATCGAGACTTACCACCGACGACGCGACGACCACAGATCAAGCAAGGGACAGCGAGCGCCATCACACTTCCTCGCTAGGTTCTTTGCGACGGTTGCGTGAGTTCTCTTGACGTGCAGCCCAGAGCGAGCGCTCTGCGTTGCGGATATCGACCTGATCCTGATGGAGACGAGCCAGAATCTTCAGGTGGCATGGAGCGCACAGACCTGTTGAGGCTCTCTGGATGTAGCGAGTCGCACACTGAGGACAGAGCTCAGGCTGCTTGCCTTTGCCGATGTCTGCAATCTGTTGCTCGAGATCTCCTAGATCGATGAGACCTTCGAGAGCGTCTTGCTTGATAGCTGCCAGACGTTCGGACGTGATGCCCTGTTGACGCAGGTCGAGCCACGACATTCCCCTTGGCTGACCTAGGAGAAGACCTCTGCGCTCGCCAGTCTTGCGAAGGCTGATGCGGTTGCGTCGAGCCATCTGCTTGACGGACTCGGTCGTCCTCCCAAGAGCTTCTGCAATCTCCTGGACTCCTTTGCCGGCATTCGCCTTGAGGTATGCGAACTCGGTCGATGTCCAAGGTTTCTGAGCATTAGGAAGGTTTAGTGTCGGCTGGTTAGTGTCTGTCATTGTCTGTCTGCCTCCGTACAGTGGTGCGCTTGGTACTGGTACGGAGCGACGTCACAGACCTCGACGGTGTTGGTTACTAGATCGACGAGCTTGAAGATGCCTTGAAGTGTTGGCATGGCATCACAGACGACTGAGTACTCATCCTCAGTCACTTCTATTCTGAAGACTCTTGTCGGCTTTTTGCATCGAGAGCAGGTAGAGACCTTCTTCATCCCTGACCTCTCTCGAGCCTCTGCATGACGTTATCCACAGAAGAGCCAAGAGTAGTGATGTCTGAATCGCTTCTTTTCTTATCTTCTCTTATCTTTGTATATGCGGATGCAGTGCGAGGCGCAGATGCGGACGCATGACGATTCCATCTCGTTTCTGCTGCGATACGAGCCTGAGAACGCTTCCGCTCGATGTCGGCAGTGAGCATGTTCCAACGCGACCAGGCAGGTACCAAGTACTCGATTTCGGCGTCTGGGTCGTCGTCAGAAGGCCCATTTATGACGAGTAGAAGCTCAGCTGCAATCAACTTATCCACACGTTGACGCCACTTATCCACATGCAATCTACTGATCTTGCGTTCGGTGATCGTGCCATCAGCGCCGTCGAGCTTTATGGCGCAGAGGATGTTGAGGTAGAGGAAGGCGGCTCGCTCGCCGGCCTTGATGATCTTGTCGTCCTCGAAGACTCGGCAGTCCAGAGGGAGATAGGTGCGAGGGGAGACTCGGCTCATAGATGTTCCTTCAGTTCCCAGATCGCTGTTGCACGACCTGATGCGGTCTTTCCGCGTTGTCCTGTGTCATAGACCTTGCCTAGTGCAACGAGTTCGGCACGTCGTGAGCGAAGTCCTGAAGGAGACGCTGGAGGCCAATCGAAGAGCTGTGCGAGGTTGAAGTAGTAGCGCTCGATCTCTTCATCGGTCGCTGGCCCATATCGGTCCAGAACCTCGAGAACACGCTCATGGGTCTTGGTGATGTCTCTGACTGATGCAGCTGCCTGGTGACTTGTGATTGGGTCAGAGGTACGCGCTACAGCCCTCATGCGGACTGGCTGCAGTGGATCGGTGCGAGTCTCGTACTCGACGTCAAAGAGTGAGGGGGAGTCTTCGGTCATGAGACGAGTGGTTCGTGTCCGTTGAGGATGCGCAGTGTCTCGATGACGACGTTGCGGTTGTCATCGTCGAGGCGGTAGAAGATGTCGCGAAGCGATGGAGCGTTCTGTCCGATGTCGAGGCAGAAGAGCAAGGTGTTGACCAAGACCTCTTCGCCTGATGACCATGTCCAGTCTGCAACTCGGTCGAGATCAATCTGATGTGTGTCGTGGTTATAGATGCGAGCAGCTTCTGGCACGTTGTTGAGTGCCGAGAGTCGGACGAGGTTGTCCGCTGCCTTCCTGCGTCGTTCTGATATTGCGTTCATGGGTGCTTCCGTTCTGCCTGTCCTTCAAGCCAGGCGTGTAGTGCTTGCTTGGGTACGAGTAGCCGCCGACCGAGTCGCACCGATGGGATGTGTCCCTGGTGTACGAGCTCGTAGGCCGTGTTCCGGCTGATGCCGAGAGCCTCGGCGGTTTCCTGCACTGTCATCGTCAGTCGCTCAGACATCCACTCGAGCGATGTCGAGCGGCTCCACACCAAGAGCGAGCGCGAGGGCTGCGATGGTGGAAAGACGCGTCGGATGACCCTGTTCGACTCTGTTGACGGTGCCAGGACGGATGCCTGAGATACGAGCGAGCTCGCGCTGCGATAGCGCCTTCTCAATCCGCAACTCACGCAACCTCTCTGGGTTGGGCTGTAGCGCTCTTGGAGCGGTCACTTGATCTCCTTGCTTCGTTGGTGTTGCGGCATAGTTACGGCGATGTGATTCGTCGTCAATGTCGCTGTGCGTAAACGATATGCGAACGACACAGAATCAGAGGGGCGACACGCCGCCTCATAGACACAATTTCGACATGATTTACGGTCATAGAATGGTCACAGGCGTACCACTGGCGTATAGTGACAATTATCGCAACCGAATGGAGTGCATAGGTTTATGCCTAACAATGGAAAGCCACTCATCGACGCAGAAGTGGTGGGTCGACGCCTTCGCGGTGCCAGGATTGTCGCTGGCTATGACCGCGTCGCGGACGCTTGCAAGGCAGTCACTTTGACGACTGGCGTCTCACTTTCGGAGCGCACTCTTTACGCCATCGAGCGAGGCGAGCAACTCCCCACGCTTGAGCAATTAACCGCCATCGTCATGGCTCTCGATCCACCTGGGGGATGGGCTTACCTGATGCCTGCCTATCGACAGGACGTCGTCGAGTACCTGACACGCAAGCGAGATGAGACACCATGACTAGACGTGACCTGGGAACCATCCGATCCATCGGCAAGGGCATCTGGCGAGTCGAGGTCAGTGCCGGCAGAGACTCAGAGACTGGCAAGCGCGTCCGTCCGACAGCCACGGTTCGTGGCTCCAAGCAGGAAGCCGCTCAGGAGCTCGCACGACTGGCCCTGGAGTACGGCAAGGGCAAGAAGCTCAAGCAGTCCATGACGCTCGCCAGCTACATCTCAGACGTCTATCTCCCCTTCAAGGAGAAGAAGCGACGCACTCGCACCGTTCAGGGCTATGAAGAGAAGCTCCGTCTCTACGTGACGCCGTACATCGGACAGGTGCAGCTTGCAGACCTTGACTCTCAGATCATCGACAACTGGCTGGCGAGGCTCGAGTACGAGAAGGCTGAACTCAGCGAGCGCACCATGGCTCATGCCTACACAGCCCTCCATACGGCTCTCAGACAGGCTGTGAAGTGGAACTACCTAGCACTCGACCCAATGAGTGGCACCGACCGTCCACAGGTCTCAGAACGCGACTTGACGGTCTGGAATGCGGAGATCATCAGCAGGGCTCTTGACGCCTTCCGAGGCGATGAGATTGAGCTCGTCGTTGTCCTCGCTCTTGGGTGCGGCATGCGTCGCTCCGAGATATGCGGACTCACTTGGGACAACGTCGATCTCGAGAAGGGTGAGCTCCGAGTCGTCCAAGGTCTTCACTCAGCGACTGGTCGTGGTCTCTACCTCGAGCCTCCGAAGTCCAAGCGCTCGCTCCGTACCATCAGCCTTCCTGACTGGGCTCGCGAGCGCCTCATCGACCGCATGGGTACTGGCCCAGTGATCCGAGATAAGGACGGTGGCTTCATTCACCCAGACCTTGTCAGCACCAAGTTCAAGCAGAAGTGTGCGAAGTACGAGCTGCCCTTCATCCCTCTGCGCGATCTACGCCACAGCCACGCCACGGTTCTCATCGAAGAGGGTGTGGACGTCACCATCGTGAGCCGTCGCCTTGGTCACTCAGGCACTGGCATCACCGACAAGTTCTACGTCCGTCCAGGACAAGAGGCAGACCAGTCAGCAGCTGCGAAGCTGAACCGACTCGGCTCCTACACTCCACCGCCACCAGATAACGTCGTGAACCTCGAGGACTACGCCTAGACAAGCAGAAGACCCCACACGGAACGGCGTGTGAGGTCTCTCATCTGCTACAAGGAAGGTGCGATGCAGACGCTAGCGCACTCTCATCTGATCGCATGTACGACACGCCGAACTGCGCGCCATCTCGCGCCAACTGGCAGGGACTAGATGGGATTTCGTGTGTAACGGTGGTACTCGAGGGTTATTGCGCCGCAAGGGATACGCGTGATTGGCGCGGACTTGAAAGCCGGTGAAGGCAGGGATGTCTTCCGTGGGTTCGAATCCCACTCCTCCCGCTACAGCGCAAGGCATCTCGCTTGCGCTGCGCTACGGTTTTTCAGACCTGCTCGCGCGCCATCTCGCGCCATCTTTCGAAGTGTCGAGAACGTGCAGGTCAGAGCGTGTATGAGCTGGACTAGCGTCACGCAGCGATGTGAGGAAGAAATCGTGACGCAACCACAAGCATCGGCTTGTGACCCTCCCACTAGATACTGAATCAACCTCTGCGCCATCGCGCACGACCATCATCAACAGCGACTGCATCGCAGCTATGAAAGCGATGCCAGACAACTCGGTCGACTCTGTCGTTACCGATCCTCCATACGAGCTTGGCTTCATGGGCAAGTCGTGGGATGCCAGCGGCATCGCCTTCAACGTCGATGTCTGGCGTGAAGCGCTCCGTGTGCTCAAGCCAGGAGGACACCTCATCGCTTTCTCTGGCTCTCGCACCTATCACCGCATGGCTGTTGCCATCGAGGACGCAGGCTTCGAGATACGCGATCAGATCATGTGGCTTTATGGCTCAGGCTTTCCGAAGTCTATGAACATCGGCAAGACGCTTGATGACTGGCAAGGTTGGGGTACCGCACTTAAGCCAGCGCATGAGCCAATGGTCCTCGCTCGCAAGCCGCTGATTGGAACCGTCGCGGCCAACGTGCTCGCTCACGGCACTGGCGGTCTCAACATCGACGCGAGTCGCGTATCAAGCGATGACGCCTTAGTTCGTCCTGAGATTCATCGACACGACAACGGCATCTTTGGTTTGGGGTTAGGCGCAGGAACACAGACAGAGCCTGGGGGCCGCTGGCCTGCCAACCTCATCCACGACGGTCTTGAGACCGAGTGGGCAAAGTTCTTCTACTGCGCCAAGGCAAGCAAGAAAGATCGCAACGAAGGGCTTGAGGATTTCGAGGATAAGCGGCCACCTTATGAGTCTTACCGTGAAAACCTAGATGCCAAAGGAGGTGACACTCCCTTCGCTGGCGCTGGTCGCAGCGGTAACGAGTTGAAGAACTTTCATCCAACCGTCAAGCCAACCAATCTCATGCGCTACCTAGTCAAGCTGGTGACGCCACCGACAGGCACCGTCCTCGACCCATTCATGGGTAGCGGGTCAACCGGCAAGGCATGCGTCCTTGAGGGCTTTCAGTTCATCGGGATTGATCAGTCACCTGAGTACGTCGAGATAGCCAAGGCGCGCATCAAGTACGCGACTACTTCTATCTTTTAGCAATAGCGGCCAACCGCTGCATTTCTTCACGGCGGTAGCTACTCAACATCCCCATCGGTCCCCACTCTTGATGTTCTTCGCACCGTAGATACTGATAAAAGATTCCAAAGAACTTGTCGGTTGTTTGACACTTGTATTTCGCGGGTTGACCGCAGTCGCACTTTAGGTCGTTCACTTATTCCCCCTAGCGATTGCAGCGCAGGCATTCAGAACGTCGACGAGAAGCCATAGTTGCTTATCTAGGCCTTCATCGTTTAGAGCCTTGATTTCCTGCGCAATCTGCTCGCGAAGATGAGCCTCCAAATCGCGGATGACAGCATCGACCATGTCAATGCGCGACTGGTAACTCCGCTCCGTGTCGCAGCTGTGGCAACGAGGAAAGACGTTGACCAGATCCTCTGTCAATTTGTAGTGCGACTCAGTGATGGTCATGCCGCCTTCGGCGGTCGCCTTGATCTCGTAGCTCACTTCTGCGCCCGAATCTTTGCGGCGAGTGTGCAGTGAACACAGGGAAGCGCCTCGTGGCCAAGCCGTGTAAGACCACATTCGGCCTCGACAAGTTGTGCTGCTTCTTCAAGGGCACTTCTACGATCCATTGAAAACTTGGCACGCCAGTACAGCTCAGTGCGTTCCGTCGCTTCCTTTAAAATCTGTTGCTTCAGTTCGACCTTCTCCTTGTCACAGTCGAAGCATGGCTTGTGATTGCCATGTCGGTCGACGTGACGGGTGCCAGTCAGCATGTCTACCCAGATCATGGGAGAGGTGTGGATGTCTTGCATGGGGGTGTTCCTAACGTTCAAGTGGACGGGGGTGTCCACGTGGCAAACGCTATCGCTACATGAACGAACCGCTACTTCGACACGCCGAGAACTTGTGCATGATCTTGCGCGCCATCTCGCGCCAACTGGCTGGTACGGGGTGGGATTTCGTGTGTAGAGGTGGTACTCGAGGGTTGTTGCAACGCAAGAGATAAGCGTGATTGGGGCGGACTTGAAAACCGTAGGGGGTGTGGTCGAAATAGGGCTTTGACCTGCGTGTTTAGGTGTTTCTGCGAGGTTGGCTCGCGCCATCTCGCGCCATCTTGGAAGGGCTAGCCGATGGTTGGCGACGGCACTCGACTTGAAATCGAGCGAGCGGTGATGAGCCGCCTTGAGGGTTCGATCCCCTCCCCTTCCGCAAAGACCACAGCCCCCAGAGCGCAGGGAGGCTCTAAGGGCTGTGGATTCTAAGTTCGGGAGTGCTTAGGTTCGGACCATGAAGCCGAAGGCGATGATGCCTGCGATGACGAGACCGACGACAGTGCGGACGAACCACTCTGAGCGAGACTCTTGCTTCTCGAGACGGCTAGTGATGGCTTCGAGGTTGGTCTGGACGCGCTCGAGATCGGCGCGGTAGACGTCACGACGAAGGAACGACTCTTCGAAGCGCATTGGGATGGACTTGACTTCTAAGGAGAGCTCATCTAGTCGGCGCATGATCTCGCCAAGTGTAGGTTCGTGCTGCATGGCTTACTTCTCAGCGTCTTCTAGGTCTTCGACGTCGACGAAGTCGTTGGAGCCGATGCCGTACTGCTTGGTGAGCTTGGTGAGGTACATGGCAGCCATCGCGAGGACGACTCCAGCGAGCTCAGGAAGCGGTGCAGGAAGCGCAGTCACCTTAGAGGTCGCATAGGTCAGCAAGATGCCGGCAGACGCGATCAAGGCGTGGCGTAGTGGTGCAGGAACTTTGTCAAGCATGGGTCTCTCCCCTTGTGTCGGTGCTTATGTGTCTATGGTCAGGGGAGGGTCACGCTATGAGTCAGTGGATACTGCGTCCCACTGTTGAGTTTCTTCATTCCATACAGAGACGATGCCGTCTGATGGATACGGCACAGGCGCTTCCCATTCACATGTCTCTTCGTTGAGAATCCATGACGGGAATGGTTGAGGTGAGATGAAGGCATCTCGAGCTTCGTCATATGTAAAGCCGATGCCAGCAAAGTTCTTCCGAAAGCCATTCGTGGCAGCATTGAACGACGTGCGTACACACTTTTGGCCGCGAAAGTTTCCGTACCATTCTTCAGGTGTCATACCATCAAGGACTTCGGTCTCGTCCTTGCCAGTAATAACTTCTGTGACGATGTTGGACTCATTTAAGAACGCGTAGTGGGCCATTAGAGAGTCACCGATCCTGTTCCAGCGGTGAAGGTGTAGACGCGGTATCCGCTTCGTGAAACTGTGCTCACGCTATACGTGAGGCCAGCACCGACTGATGTGAGCGCTGGGAATGAGCTTGGGTATGCGAGGATTACAACGCCACTTCCACCGTTGCCGCCAGCAGAGCTGCCACCACCGCCGCAACCTCCACCGCCACCGAAATTTGCTGCGCCAGCAGAGCCGTTTGAAGCACCGCTTCCGACGACTGCTCCAGAGTTTCCTCCACCGCCTGATCCACCAAGGGCAAACGTTCCGACGGGTATTGAACCATTCCAGCCACCACCAGCGCCGCCACCACCACGGGTAACTGACGATCCTGTGATTGAAGAAGCTAACCCATCTCCACCTGCGCCAGAGTTCGCGTTTGTCGCGGTCTGTCCAACAGCTCCAGCTCCACCGCCGCCGCCGCCACAGAGTCCATAGTTAGGGTTCTTTAGTCCGCCGTCATAGCCTTGACGTGGTGGACCTGCAATGCCTTTTCCGTTGTAGTTCGCCGTTGATGAATAGGCACCACCGCCTGATCCACCATCCGCTGCGTCATAGTTAGATGAGAAGTCTCCGCCGCGACCTCCGCCATATGAAGTCAGGCTTCCGAAGATGGAGTTAGATCCGCTAGAGCCGACAGGTGAGGAATTGAATGTTCCACCAGTACCGCCAGCGCCAACAGTGATTGTGAATATCGAACCGAGTGCCATATCAGAGCTACCTGATAGGTAGCCACCAGCACCGCCACCACCACCGTGGTTTGCACCAGCACCGCCGCCACCTGCGAGAACCAGATAGTCGACTAGAGGGCCGCTAGAAGCAGATGCCAAGATTCCAATACTTTGTAGAAGCATGAATCACCTACGCAGAGAGGTTGCCTGAGATAACCCAGGTGTCGGTGGCGCGCTTGAGTAAAGTTGCCTGAGCCCATTGACCTGAAAGCTTCAGCTTCGCGCCGTTGCTGTTGATAGTCACTCCAGCACCTGCCGCGACAGTGGTCTGTCCTGCGCCAGTCTGGGTGACCAAGATTGAAGTGCCTACAGGGAACGCCACGCTCGAGTTCGGTGGAACAGTCAAAGTGTTGGCTGATGCGTTATTCATCTCGACGTTCTTTGCAGAGTCTGATAGCACCAAGGTGTAGGCGGTGCCGGTCTGTGCGTTGGTCGAGAGGTTGAGTGGAGGCGTGTTACTTGAGAGCCATGTGTCTACATCTGACGCGAGGTTCTGAATGTCGCCTGGGACGTTAACCGCGTCAGTGCTAGCTGGGTAACGGAATCCCTTTGTGGTCGTTGGCATGTGTTCTCCTTTGAGGCCCTGCTGGAACAGGTCTTATCGTCGCGGTTTAGTCACGCTCAAGAGCCCAAGTAGATCAGGCTGAGGCTTGGCGAGAAGGTGCTTGAGTTGACACAGGCGAGGTTGCCGCCTGAGTTCTGTCGTACCAAGAGTCGGATGTAATCGGTGCCGGCTGTCATGTCGAACGGTGGGGTCATGACCTGGAAGTAGGTAGGAGACCCAGCAGCTGCTGAGATGATCTGAGTACGAGCAAGGACTGATGAGCCTGTCTTCTCGATCCAGCCAGCGCGCCAGCCTGTGCCGTTGGATTCGAACTGAAGATTCGCCACAGCCATGTAGCGACCTGTGACTGGAGCTGTGAGTCGTGTGGGTGATCCTGCGCTCCAGCAACCCCAACCGTCAGACTGCACGCCATCGAAGGTGATGGCTTCGTCTGCGCCGTTGCTGATTGCCTGATTCGTGGATCGGCTTGCGCGTGGGCTGAGGGTGCGTCCGTCAGCTGCGATTGCTCCGAAGCCGAAGATGTCGCGTCCGTCGCTGAGAACCCAGATGCCTGAGCCTGGCTTCGGTGGGACTGAGTCCATGTAGTTGACGCCATCGATGCTCTCGGTCGTACCAGCGAGCTGAACGGTCATGGTGCGGTCTGCCTGGACGGAGACGACCTTGGCGATGCGAGCGCGGAGTCGGTTCTGTTCGCCAGCGATAGCGTCGACGATGCGGTAGTCAGTAGATGCCATGGTTACGCCTTCAGGGTTCGGATGGTTCGAGCGCGGACTGACATCGGCGCATCGATCAGGAGTGGGATGGTCATAGCGTCGACGATCAGCACACGACGAACACCAGCGGTGGTGTCGAGTACTTCGACGACGTCGTTCACGTCGAGAGCAGGGTTCGGAATCTGAGTCCAGCTGATCTCTTCTTGGAGACCTTGCTTCTTACCAAGTAGGCGCTGAGCAGTTTCCTGTGCTTCCTTTGCGGTCAAGATGTGAGGCGTCTCGAAGAAGAATGGCACTTCGCCGTAGGCACCGTAGCGGTAGGTAGGGGAGTCAACTTCCTCGTCCCACGCTTCTGCGCGGATAGGTGTGTCGAGCTTAGAGTTGTCAACGATGACGATTACGCCGTTATAGGTCTGCTCGTTGCTGACACGACGATCAAGGCTGAGAAGGAGTCCGTCTTCATCGAGGGTGTAGGACTCCACGACGGAGTTCGCATCTGGTGTTGGATACGGAACCATCTGTGCGACGCCATCGACGTCGAAGAAGAGGTCGAGTCCAGCAGCGTCTGCAATCTCGATCATGTCGCCCCATGGGTCAGAGGACTGGTCTTGACCGAGGACGATCTTCGCTGTGTTGCGTCCAAGGGTAGAGAAGCCCACCTGGACATCGTCGTAGCGGTCTGCGAGAAGGCTTGCCATGCGTGTGCCGACGTCGCCAGAAGCGACGGTCTTCGGCTTCTGCCACTTGTTGCGAGCAACCTTGTAGGAGCGGTCGAAGCCGTCGATGGAAAGCTCTACGCCGGCATCGGTGTCTTGAATCTGTACGTCGGTGATCTGGAAGACGCCAAGCGGTACGAGCTCGTCGCTGACGGTCTCGACACGGCGCTGATCGTCCATGTCGGAGTAGAACAAGAATGATGTCGCGAGCGCTGAGTAGTTCGCATGAGCTGCAGCGAGCTCCTGATAGTTGTCGCCTTCGAAGCTGACGGTCGTCGTCTCGATGCCTCGCCAGACGCGCACTTCGTTGCCGTATGGAGCCAGTGGGTCTTGTGCGGTGATGGGGATGAGGTCAGACTTGAGACGTGTGATCACTTCAGACTTGACGTAGACCATGTTCTCGTAGGTTGCAAAGAGGGATGCGAGCGCCGCATAGGTCGCTGAGACAGCTGCGATGTCTGCGTAGGTCGCGTAGTTGGTCAGCGTGACAGCTTGAGCGCGCGCATCGTCTGCAGCGACAGCGAGCTTGACCGAACGGCGTACACCTGACTGCGCATCGACAGTGACGTCGCCAGAGGTCGGATAGATCGTGAGAACTTCCTGACCTGAACGGAAGATGGTCGCCTTGACGACAGCCTTGTGATTACTTCGAACGGCTGCGCGGAACGTAGGGGTGACTGGATACACGCTAGCCCTCTACTTCGACGTAGCTCAGCTTCAGATAGCGACGTGGGTTAGACGCATGGCCTTCGAGTCGATGTGAACGACCAGTGACGCGGATGTAGCGCTGCTCTCCGAATGGGTCTTGCACGAAGAGTGTGTCCTGACGCTGAGCGAGCGCGGAGATGGTGCTCCACTCTGCTGCGCCCTGAGTTGCGATTTCGAGCTCTGAGTCTTGACCGTAGAGATAGCCGCTGATGACGATTGGACGAGTACGACCGAGAGGACGGAAGACGCCGAGGCTCTCTTCCTGAGTGAAGTCGAGTGATGGGCCGAGGACGCGAACGCCACCGACGTTGAGGTTCGGATCGAGCATTGACTTGATCCACCATGCACCGTCGTTGGTGATGTTGAGGACGAGAGCTGTTGACCATGGGCCAGCAACAGACGTCGAGCTCCCGATTGCTCCTGTGTAGCCGATCTGACGAGCGCGGTAGCGAGCCGTGTTGGTGCGCTTGGCTTCGTAGTCGACTAGGAAGCCGTGATAGGTGCCGTCTTGAGCGATGGCATCGCCTTCGCGGACGTCAGCCCATGTGGTTCCACCATCGTCGGAGCGCTGGACTTGGAAGACCGCGTTGACGAAGGACTTGAGCACTGGGTTTGTGCCTGCGAGAGCCATTGAGACGCTATTTGACGATGTGCTGTAGGTGCCAGTGAGGGTCGGAGCCGGCATAGGGCCGAGAGACACCGTGAAGGTGCTGTAGCCCCACAGAGACCAGAACGGAAGGCCGTTGATGGTCTTTGCGACGCGGACGTAGGCACGATAGGTGCCATCTGCAAGGTAGCTACCGATGGCAGCTGTAGTGTCAGGAGAGATGGTCTCGCCTGAGTCCCAGACAGCGTCTGAAGTGGCAGCGTCGAACGATCCTACTCCGTAGACGGAAGAAGCGATGACGCGGACTTGGTAATAGCGCTGTGCATCTCCATCGGTGTCGGAGTAAGACCAGTTGACTTCGAGTCCTGCTGGCGTGGTGATGGTGCCGGTTGGCGAAGAGACGGTGAGGGTTGGACGAGTCGCGATGTCGACATCCGCGTAGAGCGCGTAGACGCTTGTGCGATCAGGGCTGTCCTTGTACTCCGTGATTTGCATACGAAGCGCGTCGAGGCGGTTCTGATCCCATGCTTCACCATCGGGTGCTGCGGTGAGGTATGGAGAAGTGAGCTCAGTGATCGTCGAGTAGTTGGTCGATGCGATGCGGATTGGAGATGCGAAGTAGTTCGTATTGTTGACGCGTGTGCCGAGGTAGATGTTGCAACGTGCGTCAGCACTTGGAGTGTCGATGCGAGCGCGGATACGTACCTGGCGGATGCGCTGACCAGTAGATAGGGCAGTGGTTCCCATACCGAAGATGATTGATGCGGTACCAGCGACCGAAGTGCTCTTGCGGATGTAGGTCGTGTCGGTGTTGTCCGCCATGGACACTTGGATGCTGCTTCCACCTGTTGCGGTGAAGTTGCTGACACCTGATGTGACCTCATCGGGACGAAGAATCGTTACTGCCACCGTCGTTACCTCCGCGTCCTAATGTCTCGAGCGAGCTGTGTCATCGACTTCTGGAACGCTTGGTCGACGATTGCTTGAATGTCTGTACGGCCCATGCCATCAAGTGAGCCAATGCTAATCTGGATTGCTCCAGCCTGAACGGTGACGCCACCGATGCCGGCACCGCCAGCACGTGAGAGTGGCACTACCGCTTCTGGCCCAGCTTCACCGATCATCGCGAGAGTCGGTGAGTTAACGATGCCGCCCTTCGCGAGATAAGGGATGTCAGGGAAGATGTCGTCGACACCGAATGACTCGCCACGGTGCGGGAGTCCAGGGATGTCAGGAACGGTCACATGGAAGCCGAAGTCGAGTCCGTTCCAGATGCCGATGATGCTGTTGACGATTGACTTGAAGCCACTCAAGAGCGGACTGAAGATTGTCTTGGCAAGACCGACGAGCTGATCCTTGAAGCCAACGAGCTTGTCCCACAGAGCGCCGACGAAGCCACCGATGGCATCGAAGACAATCATCGCTCCATCCTTAAGTGCGATGAGAGCTTCACCGAACTCGCGAGCGACGTTGATGATGGCACCGATGATGTCGATGGTGAGTCCGATAGCGATACCGAGTGCCATGAATGCAGCTTTGAGGATGATGCCGACGACGTTGCCGAGGAAGCCAAGAAGTGGGCCAAGTACTTTGCCGACGATCTCCACGATGCGACCGAAGAAGTTCATGAGTGCTTGCAGTGGCTCCTTGTTGCGCTCGAGAGCGTCAGCGATGAAACCGAAGGCGAAGGCGACTCCTTGAGCCGCTAGACGGAAGACGTTGATGAAGAAGTTCGCAATGCCAAGGGCGAGCGCATAGAGACCTTCGAGTGCCGGCTTGACGAATGCGGCGATGATTTCTGCAAGTGTGTTGAAGATACGAACTGCTGATCCGATTGCGTCACCGACAGCTGCGAAGGCTTCGTTGACCTTGTCGCGGAACGACTCGCTGGTGCGGTAGGCATAGATCATGACGCCGACGATTGCTGCGATAGCGATGACGGTAAGACCGATTGGCCCCGTGAGAGCTGCGATGACCGCTCCTAGAGCCGTTCCTTCACCTGCGAAGAATGCGAATGCACCACCTGCTTCAGCGATGGCTGTGATGAGCGCGCCGACCTGGATTGCTGCGAAGGCGGCTGCAAGAGCTCCGACGACAGCGAGGATGACGTCACCGCTCTCCTTGAAGACTTTCGCGATGCCTTTGAAGAGCGGCTCGAGCGCCTTGATTGCTGGGCCGAGAGTGTCCTTGAGTTTTGCTGCCATGCCGTCGAGTGATGGCATGAATCGAGAAGTGAAGAAGGTGACGATCTTTGTGACGACAGGTAGCAAGAACTGACCGAGCTGTGCTTTGAGGTTCTCGAACTGTGCAGTGAGGATGCGCTGCTGGTTGGCGAGACCGCCAGATGTACGAGCGAAGTCGCCTTGCTGGAGCTTGGTCTGCTTGAGGATCATCGACTGTGCAGCGAGAACGCGTTGCTGTGGTGTCAGAGCCTTCTTGGTCGTCTTGACGATGCCGAGAGCGAGCGCTTCTTGACGAAGTGATGCGTCGTCCAAGAGGACGCCGTACTTGCGGAGAGGCTCTGATTCTCCACGAAGACCTGCAGCAAGAGCGGTGATTGCTTCGTCTGTCGTGGTGTTGTTGAAAGATGCGAGGTCTGATGCGAGGCCAGTCAGCTTGAGCGAGAAGGCTGAGAGGTCTTTGCCGCCGAGTCCTGCTGACTTGCCAAAGATGCCGAAGGTAGAAGCTGAGTCGAGTACCTGCTGCTGTGTGAGACCGAATTGGGTTGCAGCCGTCTCAGAGAACTTGATGATTGATGAGCTCGCGTCTCCGAAGACGACCTTGGTCTTGGAGAGGGTCTCGTTGAGGTCGGATGCAGCAGTGATCGAACCCTTGATGAGATTCGTTGCCTGACGTCCGAAGGCGTAGAGAAGGTCTGTACCGATGCGAGCGATGGCTGCGCCGAGTGCGACGGTCTTTGTCTTGAGGCCATCGAAGGACTTGCCAGAGGACTTGCCTGTGGACTCGACCTTCATGCCGAACTTGCCTAGAGCGGCAGAGGCTTTCTTGAGTGCGGCGTCGTCAAACTCACCGCTGACTCGAATGACTGCGCCTGCCACCTGTTACTCCCTCGCGTTGTCGTTAAGACGTCGTTCGTACTCGTTAGTTATGCGCTCGACCTCACGGTTGAGCTTCAAGTTGATCGACGACTCCTTAGCATCGAAGGCTCTGTAGATCAGGCGACCTGCAGTACCGTTCTTGCTATTGAGGTTCTGGATGAACTGAACACCAGTACCGCTGCCAGCCGACTTGCGACCTGCAACTTCCATGATGTTTCCTTGCGGCGATGCGTTGTAGACGCGATAGCCGAAGAACTTCGTCGAACCCTTAGATGAAAACCCTGGAGCTGTCACACCTGCCTTGTATTCGATGCCGGCGCGGATGCGAGAGGCGTCGTACTCAGGCCAACCAGCACCACCACGTGAAGTGCCGCTGATTGCTTTAACGGTGCGCCATCCACGCATGGGTGGCTCATCTGATACGAGTCTACGTGCGTCGTCGCGGATTTCTTTGGCGGCGTTGCGGAAGACCTTGGTGAGTTGGTTCTTGAGATCGGGTGCGAGAACACCGAGCTCTTTCTTGAGTTGATCAAGCCCAGAGATGGTGACGTTGTATTGGAGTCCCTCGTTTGGCATGAGTTTCTCCTAGCTCTTCAGTCGTGAGCGTAGCTTTTGTCTACGCTCTTCCATCTCCTGCTCCTTGCGCTGCTTGTCCAGTTGCTCGACGATGGCGTCGAACACCTGTGGGGGTGCAGAGATCAAGTCGTTTGGACCGATACTGGTGGCGATAGCTACCTGAGCAATCAGGCGAGCCATCGCCGTTATGCGTTTGGGGATTCGTCCTTCGGATCGAGGTCTTCAAGAGTGTTTGACCAGTCTTCGAATGAGAGTGTGGTCTGCGCTGTGCGCTTGAGTGCGTGCCATGCCATGTACGCGAGCCATGAAGCGCGCTGACGCTTCGCGAGCTCTGAAGCATCGATGTCGAACTTCTGTTCGAGCGCGATGACATCCGCGTAAGTGGTACTGACGTCCTGTGTCTTGCCTTCTGCTCTGACGCTGAAGTTGATCTGCATTTCTAGCCCTGCTTTCTATGGTGGAGTGGGGTGAGTGAGGGGGTATTGGTCAGAGCGGCGCACTCCCCCGTTGCAACCGCTCTGACCAAGTCGATTAGTAGCTCGCCTGTGAGTTGACGAGAGTCGCTGTGACTGGAGTTCCACCGTTCGCAGGCTGGACTGCAAGACCAGCAAGAGAGATGGTCACAGGACCGCCAGCAGGATCGACGTCTGGGAAGTCAGCGGTGAACGCAACGCGTGTACCAGCCAAAGTCACAGTGTCTGAACCGTTGGTGAAGGCGATTGAGAATGAGCCGTAGACAGGAGTCGCAGCAGCGCTTGTGCCTGTTGAAGTACCAGTCACGATTGTGCGCCACATCGCGAGGTCATCAGGGATGATGTCGAATGAGACTTCGACTTCCTGGCGACCGACGAAGACGTCGTCTGGGCTGATTGAACCTGAGATCATGATGGTCTCGAGGTTGTTGTTGATAGTGATAGAACCTGATGCAATCTTCGCTGTAGCAGCAGTTCCGCTTCCACCGTCGACGTCGACTGAGAAGGTTCCTGTGTGAGCTGCGAAGTATGAAGCGAGAGTGTCGTCAGTTCCAGCAGTGAAGGTCGCTGCGTAGTTCGCGACAGTACCCATGCCTGAGACAGCTACTTCGACAGGCTCTGTGCCGTTGAAGTTGATGCCAACTGAGTCGAGCTTCATGTCCTGGACTGCGTAGATGTTGCTTCCGAGCTTGCCGAAAGAGGTCAAGTATGGAAGGTCTGCACCTGAAGTGATTGTGTGGGTGTATGGGCCAGCGCCTGTGGTAGCGAGTGAGCCGAGCACGCCATAGAGGTACAAGCCGAGAGTCTTTGAGTGTGCGCGGCATGAGAAGTCCATGCCTGGCATCACGCCAGTGCGGTCAACGCCTGGAGAGACGCGAGCGCCTGAAGTCTGATCTGCGAGCGCCTGAGAGACGTCTACAGTGAGGACGGTGCCGTTAGTGACGCCATGTCCGAAAGTTGGGTTGGATGCTGCAGAACCCTTAGCGGACTGCTTGGCAACGCCAACCTGTGCTAGTGCTGATTGAATTGCCATGTCATTCCTCCGAAGGTAGGTCAGTCATCGATGGCTCGACGACTTTGGTGGATTGCTTCTTGCTGCCAGCGTCTTCGACGGTGGCAATTCCTAATTCGACCAAGCGGTCGAGTGCGATCTGCTCTGCATCGTCCTTCGGAGTTACGACTCCAGCCTTGAAGTCATGCTCGATGATGCCGACACCAGCGAAGTTGGTCTCGGTGTGGACGTCAGAAGGTAAGCGGTAGTTGCTCATGGAGTTAGGGTGTCCTCTCTGTCACGCCGTAAGCCAGGCGCGGCAAGATATGTACAAGGTGATCAATGCTTGGTGGCGACGCTCATCAAGACGAGCCTCTTCCATGGCTCCTGAGCGAATCTGTGCGAGTTCCACGGTGCCGTTGAGTGTGTAGTTCTCGCTCACGACAGCTTCGACCGCTTCCGCGAAGCTCTTCACGCGATTGCGCGCAGCTCTGTAGTCGCCTGTGATGCTGGTGAGGCAGTGAACGCGCAAGACGAAGGTCTCGTCCTTTGCAAGAAGTGAAGTAACGCGGTAGTCCTGGTTCCAGTCTTCGACCTCGCCAGAGACCCAGACGACATCCTTGAGGTCGCTGAGCTTGAGTGGAGTTCCAAGACTCTTAGTGATGCCGGCAAGTCCTTCAGCGTCATCGAGGATTGCCTTGAGAGCATCCTGTGCGTCGTAGAGCTTGCTATTCATCAGCCCACCGATGGACGGTTGCGACCGAATGTCTGGATCACAGCGTCGACGTCTGGGATGCCTGTGAAGCGCCCTGCATCGACGTTGGCGACAGAGATACGGAACTCACCAAGGTCGGTCGACTGTGAAGTCGCACGTGGGTTGAGTGATGAAGGGACGAGCTCTTCGAAGGCGAGCATCATGACTGCGTTCTTGACTGGCTCTGGTGGAGAGTCGTAGCCATGCTCGTAGGTAATCACGACGTTCTTGAAGCCAGCAGTCCAGTGCTTCTCGTCGTTGCGACGGATGATGCCTGAAGGGTCGACCTCGAGGTAGTCCATCTCTTCTTCTGTGAGATCGACTCCATCGATGGAAGCTGAGTAGACGACGCGGAGTTCTGCGTCTGGCACGACGATGCGTGTGGTGTTATCGCCATTGAGTACGACGGTGCGAGCTCGAGGAACGAACGCAACCTTGGCGTGCTTCTCGAAGCGCTGTTCAGCTGCTACGCGAGCAGCGCGAACCTTGTCTGAAGGGTAGATGGTGGCGTCTGCAAGAGCTGTATCGCGAGCGCGGAAGTCGGCGATCTCGAAGAGATGCCCTCCCACAGCCTCGAAGTAGGTCTTCGCAGTACGTGAGACGCCAGCGACGGTATATGTCCATGAGACTGAGTACGCGTCGAGGTTCTCTGTCACAGTCTTTGGGACTGTGTAGGTGTAGGTGCCTGTAGTCGTCGGAGTCTTGGTCGCTGTGCCAGTGCTGACGTCGGTGCCGGCAGAGTCCTCTACGAGAACACTGACAGAGCCTGTGGCGTCAGTGAGGACGCCGTCCTCGTTATAGACCTTGAGAGTGACGGTGCCTGGTTGACCAGCTAGCAGTCTCTCCATGGCTTACGCCTTGCTCTTGCGCGGAGCTACCTTGGTCTCAGCAGGCTTGATGGCCTTGTCTTCAACCATGGATTCAGCAACCTTCTTGACTGCTGGTGCTTCCTTAACGAGTCCGAGCTTGACGGCTGATGAGTACGGAATCTCTTCGCCCTTAGCAGCGATGAAGACTGCTGGACGGTTCGGATCGCGACGGTCGTAGACGTGCTCAGTGCAGGTGTACATCTTTTCGGTCATGACATGACTCCTTCTGTCGGGGGGGTTTGATATGCCTAGAGTGCCTCGTAGGTCACGATGGAATGCAGAAGGGCGAGGCCGAAGCCTCGCCCTTCCTTTGATCCGAAGATCGAGTGATTACGCAACTGAGAGGCAGAATGCCTTTGGCTGAGTAACAGCGAATGCAACGCGAGCAGATGCAAGAAGAGCCACCTGACGCTTTGTGAAGTAGTCGCTGTGTGAGTCTGACGCTGCAACTGATACACCCTCGCGGATGAAGAGGTTCGCTTCGCGAGCGACACCAACGAGTGGTGAGCCTGAAGTGAATGCAGCGTGGATGACCACTGGAACGCCCCAGACAGTTGCTGGACCGTTTGAAGCTGGGTCTCCGAAGAGGTATGAACCAGCTGTAGAAGCCTTAGACGTACGGATTGTCTCCCAGTCAGCTGGGTTGATTCCGATGAAGTCAGGCTCCTGGAATGCGTTTGTACGGATTGTAGTGATCGCCTTGTGAAGTGAGTCAAGCATTGAAGTGCCTGTCACTGAGCGGTCAACTGATCCGATGCCAGAGTTGCCGTAGATGCCAGAGAGGTTTTCACCTGTTCCGTCACCGTTGAGAACCTGATCCTGCAAGCGACGACGGACGCCATCGATGAGGCGGTTGTTGATCCAACCCTCGATGAATGCCTGGTCGTTGAGAGCGCGACGAGTAACAGGAAGGAAGTGTGCGATCTCCTTCACGTTAGCAGTGCGCTTTGTGAATGCGAGTGCTGATTCAGCAGCTCCTGTACCTTCAGCAACTTCAGCAGCTGCGTTGGTGTAAGTAGTCTCTTCGAGGTACTCAACGACGTCGCTGTCAGTGTTACCTGTAGCGATCATTGAGAGGAAGTCGAGACCCTTGAGTGGAGCTGGAACGATGAGTCCCTGACGGTCAGCAAGAGGTGAGACTGCACCAGCTGAAGTCAAGAGAGTCTTGAACTCAGCACGATCAGCGACCTTTACGCCTTCAGTAGTTCCCATTGGGATGTTGTCAGATGAAGCGATGCGCTCCTTTGCAGCCTGGAATGCAGCAGACTTTACGAATGCCTCTCCGTAGGTTGCAGCGACAGCATCGTCTCCACGCTTTGCTGCCATTTCGACAGCCTTTTCTCCAGCGAGCTCGAGCAAGCGAGCGCGCTTAGATTCCATAGAAGAAACTTCGTCGCGGATCGCGTCGTAGCTCTTTCCTGCTTCGTCGAGCTTCTCGAATGCAGAAGCATCCTTTGAGAAGTCAACACCTTCTGTGACTGCACTCTTTCGAAGTGAGTCGAACTCCGCGAATGCCTTTGCCGCCTCAGCCTTTTTAGCGTCGATAGCGGATGCCAGCTCGCGGACTTGCGGCTTTAGGTCGGCCATTTAGTCCTCCGTGTGTCGGGGTTTGGAGAGCAACGCGATCACGTGCTCTTGGTTGATGGTGCTACCGCTGTCACGCGTGGTGTCAGCGGATTCTGATTTGGTGCCATCTGCCGGCATATCTGCTGCGGCTGCACCTGGGAGCAAGTTGCCTGGGATGACCCAGAGCTTGCAGACTGCTTCTGGATCGATGTCACCAGCGACAACTTCGCAACCACGTGGGCCTTGGAAGAAGACGCAGTTCTGGCACATGAGACCTTCTGCTTTGAATGGGTTGGCGTCAGCTGGTGCGTAGTGCGCACCTTCTGGACCTGCGCTCTGATCGAACTTGCCGAAGACCTCGACGACGTTCTCTGTAGCGTCTTGCATAAAAGTCTGACGTGGAGTCGTTGGGTAGAGGTCGTTGCCCTCTTCCATTCCGTCCTTCTTCTCGATGTCCTCTGCTGACTTGCCAGTCACTGATGAAGTGCGGTCATCTGCTTGTGGAACGCTCTTGAGTACGCCGTCGATGAGATCGCGAGCGCCCTTGAGAGCTTCTTCGTTCGATGCGTTGAGTACGCGTCCTGCCTTCGCTCCGTTGAGAGCGCTCGCAGCTTCGAGAAGCTGAGTTGCAGGGTTCATGCCAAGAAGTGTTGGGCCAACTTCGAAGAGGTCGACTGCCTTGATGTTGCGGATGGTGTCTGGGCCTTCCTTCACAACCTCTGAGTCAGTCACGTAGTAGCCGAATGAGAACTGCGTCACGCGACGAGTCTTCTGAAGGTGGAATACCTGCTCTGCGAATGGACGGTCGAGATCGAACTGCATCTTGACCTCGAGACCTTGGTCGGTCTCCTTCATGTCGGCAGGGTTGACGAAGCCGATGTGCGCGCTTGGGTTGTCCCATTCGTGAGACCAGATGACAGGAAGTGGGTCGCCCTTGGCTTGCCAGTCCTGGATGGTCTTAGTGAATGAGCCAGGCAGCATGCGGTCTCCGCCGAGATCGATGTTGTTGAAGACTGAGACGAGAGCTGTGACGATGCCCTTGGCACCGTCCTTTGTTGCCTTGAACTCAGCGCTGTACGACTTCACTTCCAAGTGGTTCATGTCGTTAGGGTGTCCTCTCTGTCACGCACTACAAGCCAACGACTGCAAGTAGGAGTTCTTCGTCGACGTGGCGTCGCAGAACTGACTTGCCTTCGATGTATGCGTGGTTCTTTGATCTTGCGTTGACGCGTCCGATAGTCGCCAGAGCGCCGTAGATCACTGCCTCTGACTCGTTGGTTCCTTCTGCTTGTCCTGGATAGCCAAGCGTGCCGAAGACCTCGCGCTCGCTGAAGCTGATACCGAATGCGCCACCTGTGCGAAGAGGGACGTACTTGGCTGGCTCCATGATGTGCTTGCGCTTGCCACCGCTGTCTGGTCTGTCCAGAGCTCCGCGAACGGTGCCTACAGATGCGCTGAAGCCTTGAACGGAGCCTGAGAGCTCTTGGATGTTGAGAGCAAGGACGCCTGCGACGTTGCCTGTGCTGATCGACCAAGCAGTGACTGATCCGAAACGTGTAGCGCGACCGATGACCGAAGCCGATGTGACGTTCGCACCGACGATGTTGCCGAGGTCGCCTTCGATACCGATGACGACCGAAGAGGTTGAAGTGATGCCGGATGAGATGCCGCGAAGGGCTGGTGAACCGCTGATGGTGCCGACAGAGAAGGTCGTCGCGTTGATGAGACCAAGATTGCCTTCAGCACCTGTGACGCTTCCACTCGTTGACGAGCTTGCGCTGCTGCTTCCTTGCTTGCCGGCTTTACCAGCAAGAGCAAAGGAGGTCGAAGAACTGCCAGAGACGGTGCCTGACTTCGGATCGGCGAAGGTTGCGAGCGCAGCGTAGGAAGTGTTCTGAGATGCAGCGAGGGAGTAGGTCGCGTACTTGCTCGAGATGTCTGAGTAGGCGCGTAGACCTGCAAGGTTGGTGTAGTTAGGTCGTGCTGATGCGGCAGAGTACGAAGCGAAGAGTGCTGCGAGCTCTGTGTATGTCAGACGCTGATTGAGCGCCACGATGACCTACTAGGAGATGGTCTCTGTGAGGTTGCCAGAGGCGATGGTGTAGGTGCCTTGTGTGGCGAACGTCTGAGAAGCATCGAGAGCACGTGAACCGAGGTAGGTGCCGCCAGTAGCGAGACTCCAGTAGCCAAGGTGAGTGATCGTCGTTGAACCAGGAACGTCGAAGACGATGTTCGTAGCTGAAGACTTAGAGCCTGATGCAGAAGCAGCCCATGTTATGGCCTTGCGTGCGTAAGAAGGTGAGCCACCAGTGACTTCGTTGGTTCCACCAGTTGATGGGTCAGCGGTGTGAAGTGAGACGAACCCTGCTGATGAAGCGAAGCCATCGAGCATCGCGTGCTTGCCTGCGTTGACTAGACCTGCCATTCGTTATTCCTCCACGATCCGTGTGATGTTGCCGTTCGCATCGCGCTCGACAGACTTGTTCTTAGGCTTCTCGGCTGGCACGTTGACGTGAACGACTGGTGCTGGGAGAGAAGAGATTGATGCGGTCAGCGCGTTGACGAGCAGCTGCGCGTCGGTCTGACCTTGTTCTGGTGTTCCTCCTGGGTCGCCTTCGATTGGCGCGTCGGAGAGTGGTGCGATGCCAACTGGGTTCATGTTCAGTGGCATGAAGACGGTGTCTGCTGCAGGATCGTCG